TCTCAAAGCAGCTTTGCCACCACGAGATTTACCTGCGCCATATGGTTTAGGATCACCGCCATTAGCAATTTTTTCTGGCTCTGAATAATTAACAGTTCCTTGATCTTTAATGCTAACGCTTGATTTAACGCCTTGTTGTTTTTCCATAGTATTACCTTTTATTTTTTATTTTTAGAACCTTTTGGTCTGCCTCTCTTAGAGGGTTTTTTTGTTACTTTTGCTTTAGTCTTAGAGACGGCTTTAGACTTCTTGGATGCAGTTTTCTTTTTGGGTTTGCTTTCTGCAACGACTTTTGCGAGTACTTTATCTGCTTCTTTATCTGCTTCTTTGGCAATTTTCTCGATGTCGATATTTGCATTCTCATTGACGCTCTGTTGATTGGCATTGATTTTTTGCTCCTCTTCTAAAATTCTTTTTTCTTCTTCTAGCTTTAACTGCTTCTTCTGCATCTCTGCCATTTCTTTTCTTATTGAACTCATTTTTTACCTCTCATAATGTCCATTGCTTTAAACTGTGCAGCTTGATCTATCCTTTCTTTAGCTATATCGTCTTTCATAATAGCAATATCTTTTTGAATTTCCAAACGTTGTTCTGCTAATTTATTATTTTCCATAGCCCTCATAGCATCAAATTCTTGTTTTTGAACAAACTCTTCACGTTTACGTTGTACGTCATCAGCTTTAATATCTAGTTCTTTACCTCTTAGTTCAACTAAAGGATCAGGTTGTGGAGGAGGTGGCATGAACATAGCATTGATTTGTTCTGTTAATCCTGACACAACAGCAGCTATATCTCTAGCTACGTTCTCTTGTAGTTTTTGTTGATACTGCATACCGACTTCTGGTGGTAGTTGTTGTATCTGTTGAGCCATAGCTTGAAACTCAGGATTCTGTGCGTTCTGTTGGTCTACGATTTCAGCAGCCCTAAAAGAGATGTGTTGATAGATATGAGCTTGTATCAAAGACAAAACAACAGGATTAGCCTGTGCAGTCATTGTTCCATATAAAGACATATGGCTATTGATGTGTGCATCGTGATCTTGTCCAGCAAAAGCTTGTGCTGGCATTCCTGCTATTAAACTTGCGTTTTCATTGGCTGGATCAACAGGCTGTGGCTGTGGCGGTGGAGGCAACAACTGTTCAATGTTTTGCACACCCATAGAGGAGTACATTCTTCTATAAGCCTCGTATATTCCATTCGGACCATGAATTTCTGGATTGCTCTGTACTGTCCTCAATAGTTCTTGAGACATCATGACTCTTTGACTCATTGAGAAAGTATTAGGATCTGATACAGGTAACACATCTACTCTATCGTCAAAGTCCATAGACTTAATCATTTGATTGCCGTTAGCTGTAGAATAAGGATAAGAAGGCGGAAGTGAGTTTGCAAACACTTTAGCCAATATTTCAAACTCTATTCTTTGGCTTGCGTGTAGTCTTTTATGTATTGCACTCATCACACGAGTACCACGTTCTAATAATGCTATGGTAGTACCAACAGGAGCGTTTTGATTTGCATCACCTACTTGTATGTCGGCAATAGATGCGAAACGCCTACCACTATCGACCAATATCCCTAGGAGAGAGAGTAGGGTTTGACTTGGTTCCTTAAAAGGTAGCGGAACAAAAGCGTCTCGCAAACTACCACCGGGAGCATCCATATCTCTGAACTCTCCAGGTTGCAAAGGCTGATCATCATTACGTATGCGAATACCACGAGCTTTGAATCCAGCCGGTAAATTAGAAAGAGTTCCAGCGTCAATAAGTTGACGCAGTATAGATGTGGAGGCTTTCGATAAACCGCCAATCATGTGAGTCAAACCAAAGCCATAGAATCCTAGACCTGGTAAAAATTTGTAATGTACGAAGTAATTAACCCTTTGTTTCAAAGGATCTTCTTCTCTGTAATTTCTTCTAACGGATAAAACCTTATTGTTAGCTATGGTTACGATGTATGGGAGTTTGATTCCTGTCTCTTCGCCTTGTGCATTAAGATCTTCATAGCCTGGTATATCTAATTCTGTATGAATTTCATATACCTTACAGGTATCATCATCGTTATAGCTGGGTTTAACTCCTTGTAATTCGTCTATTTCTTCTTGGATTTCGTCAGTATCTTCTGCCAACATGTTTCCAGAATCAACATCGACATCACTGTAAAAACCTATTTGTTGTAATTTCTTAATGTCGTTTATAGACATATTGATTACATGAGTAATTCTAGTAGCACTGTGCAAGTCAGTAGCAGCGTAAGGAACAATTAGGTCTTCACTTGGTATGAACTTAGATACAGCTCTACCTAGGTTCTGATCGTAGTAAATCTTTCTGAAAGCAGACCCAGACAAAGGTAAATAGAACAACATCTGATCCGTTTCAGGATCATACTCTTTCATGATTTGCATCAACTGATAGTTCATGAACTCTTGCACACGAGAAGCTTGAGCTTCACTGTCAGGAGTAGTCATGCCTAGTACCTGTGTCTTAACTGGTCCTTGAGATGGTAGTAATTCGTTATAGGCTTGCGCTTGGAACTGAGTTACGGATTCTGCCAATAAAGGATGCATCACTCCAGAAGCACCTTCAAATGGTTGAGATCTCTCTTCGTACTTCATGCCAAGATACTCAAGGCCATCACGATAAGTTTTTTCCCAATCAGAACGAGAATCTTTGTCAGATTCAACGTTATCCATCAAATCATTCCTTAAAGAATTTAGATCAGAATCATCCATCAAGTCTGCTAAGTTAGCAGAGAAGTCTGTATCCATTGCAGGAGCTGGTACGTTACCAAAAGCAATCGTGCCGTCTTCTAGTTCTTCAAACGATTCAAGATCAGGATCTTCTTCAGTAACATCGACTTCAATATCCATCGTTTTGTTACGATTTCTAACTTGAAGTTCTATCTGTTCTTCAGGATCAATCGCTTTGTCTATGTCTGCCATTATCTCTCACCTTTTAAAAATGCTCTCCCTTGGCCTTTTATAGCTAAACCGCCTCTTTTCTTTTTAACAGGCTTAATAACTTTTAAAGTTGGACCACCATAAGCTTCATCTAAAGCTTCTTGTACTTCTGGAATATCAGACTTGTAAGCCTGTTTTCCTGTGCGATACCTTTTCTTTTGTTTCTTAGTAGGCTTAGATTCCTTAATTTCTTTAACAAGTTTCTTTATTAAATGCTTGGCTATTTTCCTAGCCATAATTTACCTTTTAGAGTTCATGTAGGCTTTACCCAAGCCTCTTTTAGCAAGTCCACCTGCTTTGAATTTTTTAGGTCTAGCATTAGCCATGCCGCCATCTTTTTTCTTGCCAGGACCAGGACCCATTCTCTTAGCTTGACTTTGCACGGAAGGAGTTTTCTTTTTACGTCTTCTAATAAAGTCAATAGCACCTTTATCGCCACCGAACTTCTTGTCTTTACCTAAAAGAACTTTCTTAATGCCTTGTCCTAATCTTTGTATTGGTCGTCTAGCTTTACCTTTTCTGTTTAAGTATTGCTTAAGTTCATTAGCATCGTAACCTTTTCTCTTAAGATCATCTTTGGTTACAGCACTGTATTGTTTTCCTTTGTAGCTAAACTTAGTTCCTTCACCTTTGGCACGAGCTTGTTTAAAAGCTTCTCCAAAAGTTACACCAGATGCCTCAGATGCTTTAGGTTTTTTTCCTAAAGATGTTGCTAATGCTGTTACTCCAATTGCAGGAACAGCAAATTTAGCAACATTTTTTGCAATATTTTTTGCTCTAGAAGATTTAGAAGCAGCTGTAACCGCTGTTGCGCCTGTTGCTGCTCTTGCTGCCCTTTGCGATCTTCGTCTTTGTGCAGCAGGAGTTCTAGTTAGTGGAGTAGGTGCTGACTTAGGTTTCGCTGATCTATTTGCTCTTGCTTTTCTTTGTGCTGTTCTCCTTTGTGCAGCTGGAGTTCTAGTCAAAGGTTTAGGTGTTGATTGAGTTTTAGGTTTGTTTGTAGATCCCTTTGGTCTACCCCTACCTCTCTTTTTTTCTGCTCCTTTTTTAACTGCTTCTTTAGCTGCTTTTGTTAATGCTTTTCTTACCATGTTATTACCTCTTAATAATATATTCGTTCTATGGGTACTGGTTCATCGTCCTCTTCGTCTGACGCTAGTCTAACAAAGTTACCCTGACGAAATCTCAGTATAGCCTGAGTTGTCGAATCTACAAAGTCATCGTGTTCACCGAATGGAAAGGAAGCACATTCTTCGATGACTTCTTCTGCGAAGATGGCATCCGGTGCCCAAACCATTCCTGCTTCAAACACTGGAGAAGCAGAGTGAACCCTTGTAACTTTGTCCTTCCCTTTGGTCGGTCTATAATTAACCACAGGGATTCCCATCATCCTCAACTCGTGCGTCAAAGGCGTACCACTTGCTTGGGATTCTACCAACACAATATCAGGTTGCCAATAAATAAATTCATCATATC